GTCTTCAAGCCAAAAAAGGGGGTTTTTTGACCCCCCCTTCGCTTTTTTTTTTCAAAAAAAAACTTTTAAAAAAAACTTTTAAAAAAACTTTTTTTGAAAAAATTTTCTTAAAATCAACCTGAAATTTTCTTCAACAAAATCTGAAGCGCAAATTTCAGGATAATTCCAACCACAAACGGGCTGACGCTCGCAATCGGATGGCCCTCATCCTCGCTGCCAGCGATGACGGACTCAATCGCAGTAATCGCATCGTCGTCGCTGGTCTCCTCTGGCACAGCGCCAGCGACATTAGCGGCAGGGACAAACGTCTGGCCGAAATATACGACGACCTCAATCAGCGCGTCAAACACTGGCTTGCCCCATGGAGTCTGGCCACGAGCAAAGCTTAACAGAGTCACGAGAGCGGATGTCGGAAACATGTGATCACCTCCTCATAGTCCACGATATCGAAACTGGTCTAGGTCTAGGCTGAGCTGCTGGCCCTGGCTTGGGCGCTGGTCTCCTCACTGGCGCGACGTACCGCCGCACCTGAGGCGCTGGCGTTGGTCATGTCGGGCACGGTGGCGCGGACAGCATGAGCCAGATGACTGCGATCATTACATCACCTCATTACGCATATTTCACGACACGCCACCCTGCCGCACCCGATCCATTATCCGTGCTATCGTAAACCAGATCAGCCCACTCGTTCACGGTGAGGCTCACATTGGTGGCATTGTGCCTGTATATTCTGTTAGCCGCCGCACTGCTAGCCGAATCGTGCATTAATCTCACCGTTGCCGTACCCACACTCACGAGCCTAATCATGCGCCCATCGACATGAGCCCCGCCAGTTGGCGGAGCAATCCCGGTGATGTCCGATGCTGTGGTGCAGTTGAGCCGCTGGAATGCGGAGCCGGTAAGGACATAGTCATTCTGATTTGCTACGATTGCTGCTGGTGTGGAGGATGCAAAGACCAACGACCCTTCAGTCTTGATGTATCGGGTCGCGTAGAAATGCTGCTGCACCGTGGACGAGTTGCCGACGACGACTGTATTGGCACCCTCGCCAATAGCTTGATAACCAATCACAATACTGTTGGAATCGGAGTTATTAAACCCACGAACTTGATATCCAATATAAATACTGTTTGCTGCTGTAGTTAATTGCGTACTACCATTGGCGTGAAACTGAGCAGCACTATGCCCGATTGCAACTAGATTACTCCCTGTTGTATTTGATACAACAGCATTATAACCGATTGCTGTATTATCTCCTCCCGTACTTGTAGAATTTGCGCAAAATGCTCCAACAAATGTATTGCCTGATGAGGTCAAAACGCTGCCAGCTCCACGTCCCACACATGTATTAACGGTTCCAGAAATTAGAGCGGTTAGAGTCCCAAAACCTATAGCGGTGTTGCCACCGCCAGTAGTTGCTGAAGTAAATGCGTCTGATCCTATAGAGGTATTTAGAGTACCAGTAGTTAATGCTTTTCCTGCATTATTTCCGACACAAACATTTTGATAAGCGCTTGTCACAGCAGCTAATGCAGACACACCAACTGCGGTATTAGTCGCCACCCCGCTGGCACCACGTCCCACGGTCAATGTGTCGATCACTACCTTGCCGGGCCCGCCTGTGGTAGCTTGCGCTCCTGGTGTGATCGTGATACTGCCACCAGCTCCGCTTGTCACCCCATCAGCGGCCTTGATCGTGATGCTTGCCCCAGCCCCAGAACTTGCGCTGTTAGGCTGAGACAGCCCTTCTGCAACGATTGCAGCAACTGTAGCCGAACCGCTAGGCCCACCTGATGGCGTGACGGGTAGCAGGTCTGTATCTGCTACTGTGCGTGTAGTGAGTTCATCGATTCGCTTGCTTGCCATTTATCTACTCCGTCACTGCCAGATTATGTAGTCTGTCGCTGTGCTAAATATCAGAAAGTCAGTCGCACCCTGCCAAAGCAGGCCATCGGTTGGTCCATCTGTGCTCACAACAAACGATCTGTCAATCGACAGACCGATGCTCAGGCTAATCACAGGACACCGGCGGCGGTGGCCAGACGTGTCAGCGTTGCGGTCAATTGTGTGATGGTGCTAGCCACGTCTGCGTCAGTCGCAGCTACAGCGTACACGTCTGGTATGTAATAGTTGACGTGCTCGTCACCGAGTACCCAGCCGGTTGGCTGCGATGCGTCGCGTCGAGCGCATCGGAAAAACGCCTGAGCCGTGAGTGGTGAGCTAATGCCGTCACCCGTAAATGACAACGACTCGACGACCCATAGCGGGTACGTCTGCGCTGGCACGGCTGGCGTGACGATTGGTGTGCTGGCTGGGATGTCTGCCATGTTCGATACTCCTAGTAGAGATTGACTATTGATGTTGCAGTCGTCGATGTGCTACGGACGTGAGTGCATCGTATCGGCAGCACCGTACCAGCGGGCACGCCGGTAAACGTCACATTGCCGCCACCCTGCATAGTCACGGCGAGATTGCCCGCGCCGCCGACATAGAGTGCGCGGCTGACATAGACCAGCGGGACCGTGTCACTAGCTGTGACCGCAGTTGCGTCATTTGCTGGCGATGTCATGCCCTCGATTAAAAACATCTGTTGATCGATTGCGCCTGCGGTTGTGGTCGTGGTTGTGGACATCGTGATCCTCCTATTTTCTCAGTCTACTATACAGATCAGCGCGTGCGCAATTGTTCTAGCGCAGTTTTTCGACTATGGCACGAGTGGCATAGCGGCTGGAGATTCTCTCGATCGTTACTGCCACCTCGAGCCAGCGGCACAATGTGATCGACCTGCGATGCCGCTCCACCGCATGCGCGGCACATCGGCTCTTCTCTCAGCACCATGAGACGCCATCTCGCCCAGGTCTTGTCGTAACCGCGAGCGGCAGCGCAGGGTCGTGTCTCTGGCGCTCGCTGCGGTCGCGGCAGGTGATGTCGTGCTGGTCGATGATTCGGGATGCGGTCGGCCATTAGCGTCTCCTACTCCCGCCAGCCCAAAGACCCCATAGGCGATAGCCGTATGGGGTTTTGGGTGGCGGCGTATACTCTTATAGTACTCGTGCGCGCGCGCTCTTTGTATTTGTATTTATGTATTTGTATTAGTCTTTAGTGTAGCGCCGTCACTGCCACTGGCCTACATTCCATTTCGGCCAGCTGGCAGCTGACGGATCGTAAGCGTTACGTACGCGAGCGCGCGTGAGAGCGGGCACGTGGGGCGCATAACGCCAGAGCTTTACACAATCAGGGCGCCAAGGCATTATCTTTGCAAAATCGTGAGATCGGACACCTAGAAAAGAAAATCGATTCTAGGCCACGTTATTCACGATTACGGGCCATGCCTCGATATCACGATCTGCACGCATGCCGCGCTGATCGGCATCATGTCGTAGCTCACCTCGATGTGCCGAACGATGCCGCAGTTGTCGTCAGCAATTACGCACCAGCGAACTAGCCAATCGAGAGTTGGCTTGACGATGTTGTCGATGTCACGATCTCTGCGCCACCCAGTACCAGAGCGAACCGTGATTGAGATTGACACGGGCGTCTGGATCGCATCACGTGGCACTCGGGTCGTGAGACCGATCAGGTCGCATTCCTCGAGCCAGCGAGAGTACTGCGCCGATTTGACTACACGACCGCGGCGAGCTGGTCTCCAGATTGCGTTCGCCGATGGCGGCACTGGCAGCGTGATCAGGATGGGCGCTGTCGGCATCGTGCTCTCTCCTGGGCGAGTCTCTCGACCTCGCGTGGATCGAGTCGGTGATGACCATCACCGGGTCGCGGAGTCAGACGACCCAGCTCGACGAGAACACGGACATATCGAGGTGATACCCCTAGGATCTCAGCCGCGCGACGTGTCCCTACGGTCTCCATCGGATGTCCTCATGACGACGGGATCTATTGTCGATCATATCCGCAGGAGGATCAGACATGCGATACCGGATCATATTGTCAATACCGCTCATATTTTTTACTTGTGGCTGCGCAGGTACGCAAATCTCTGCGAGCGTAAGTTACACCAGCGCATCGACTTCGGTCACAATCTTTGCCAATCGCTAGAATTCTAGTTGACAGGTTCCACGCCCGGAAGTATTGTTCTGGTGTCGGGCACATCGCTCGACACGAGATAAGAGACACGAGGCAGACATGAGCACTATCAACCAAATCAGCGACGTAGTTATCAGGGCCACGACCAAGCAGGCTATTACCGCTGCTCGCACATGGGGCGTAGATCCTATCGATCTCATCGAGCAGCGCCTGCGCAGGATTGGCGTGACACTCAACATGCGCGCCGAGAGCGACGATGGTCACGACCTAGTCGAGCTGGCTGATGCTAGGTGGTTACGATATGCGCCCCACATGGGCCAAGATGCAGTCGTGATCTGCGACTGACACGTACACGGGCAGCGGGGTCGTCCCTATGCAAAATATGTCGTAGCTCAAAGAGAACCACTACGACATATCAGCGGCGGGAAATGTGACGTTGACTTCTTTGTGCGGTCCCGCTGCCCCTGTTTTTATTGGAGAATCGATGGCACGTAAGGCAATAACGACTTCGACCGCAATGGCGGCCAAAGAGCTTGGTTGCTCGATCCGATGGGTCAACTATCTTATTACCGCTCGCCAGTTGCGAGCCGATCGTGATGAGCGCGGATTCTGGCAGGTTCACACGGCCAGCGTTCAAGAGGAAAAAAAGGCACGGACTGCACTAGGCAAACTACGGAGACGCAAGGATGCGCGGATTGACGTTGACTCGGCGAGAGGGGGAGCACGTAGTGCTCACCGTCCAAAAAGGTGACGAGGTTGTCGTGCTGGCTGTAGTGACGCTGGCACGTCTCGACTCATCATCGGCTCGCCTGCGAATCATGGCGAGCCCTGAGATCGGGATCAGGCGATATCAGGGACCACTCTCGGATGAGGTAGCACCATCATGACGATCGAGACATTGGCATCAGCGCAGCTATTGCTGCGTGACGGTTACAGCGTCATCCCTGTGGCGCGGGCGAAAAAGCCTGCGATAGCATGGGCACCGTACATGCTGCATCGTGCCGACGAGCAGACGATCCAGCAGTGGTACACGTCATCATCAGGTCATGGCATCGGTATCGTCTGCGGCCATGTGAGCAGCCAGCTCCTAGTGCTCGATGTCGAGAGCCAGCAAGCGTGGCTGCGTCTGCTGGATACTGTCCGACTGGGTGCTGATCAGCAGCTAGTTGACATGATCGAGACCAGTAGCCTGAGCATCACGCCATCGGGTGGTCGCCACCTGCTGATGCACCTCGACTACAACACACCACCGGGTACTGTGCTGGCTCGGACGGCTGCGGGCAATGTGCTGATCGAGACTCGCGGGCAGGGCCACTACATCGTCGCTGCCGGATCTCCTGAGCATGTCCACCCTACCGGGATCCTATATCGATGGGATCGATACATCGATCCTGAGTCTAGAGCGCTCTGGTCAGCTCCACATGTCCACCAGATCCTGACGATCTCACAGAGCCAGCACGCTCACGTACCACCTTCGCAGCGCGCCGACCCGGTGACACGAGTACCAGGAGCAGGCAGTGAAACAGATGCACCCGGTCAGGTTTACAACTCACGCGGCAGTTGGGACACACTGCTGAGTGAGGCTGGCTGGACGCTTGTCTCGACTCGAGGCGAGAGTCAGTACTGGAGAAGACCCGGCAAGCGAGACGGTATATCAGCCACGGTCGGGCATTGCCGTAATGATAAAGCCGAGCCGCTGATGTACGTGTTCTCCAGCTCAGCGTCACACCTCGAGGCGGGTAGAGCCTACAGTTTGTTTGCTGCTCGCACTGCCATGCGCCACGGCGGCGATTATGGCGACTGCGCCCGTGCGCTGTATCGGGATGGGTACAAGTCTGAGCAGGTCACCGCTACGCTCAGAGTCTCCTCTCCCGATACGGCCACGTCATCTGTCGAGGGTGTAGTCGTGACAGAGTCTACACCAGATCCAGTGCGCAGGCATCCAGACGGACGTGAGCGACGATACCTGCTCACATCAGAGCTGCCTAGAGTGGATCCTGCGATGAACTGGTTGTGGTACGGGTGCATCAGGCGTGGCGCGGCGACGATGATTAGCGCACACCCCAAGGTAGGCAAGACCACGCTGATCTCGCACTTGCTGCGTTCTTTACAGGATGGTGGCGAGTTTCTTGGGCTCACGACTCAGCCAGCTCGAGTACTGGTTCTGACTGAGGAGGACGGCCCGACGATCGCAGAACGCGCTGACATCATCGGGATCGGCGATCACGTTGCGTGGTATGTGCGACCGTTCACCAGCCGCCCGACGATGGTCGAGTGGCGAGAGTGGGTTGCTGCTACGGTCAGAGATTGCATCGACCATCGAGCGGATCTACTTATAGTCGATACTCTGATGCGCAATATGCCGCTACGTGACGAGAACAACGCCACCGAGATAGATGACGCGCTCCTGCCATTGTGGAAACTGATGGAGACCGGAGTTGCGATCGTGGTCATCCATCACCTGAAAAAAGGTGGTGGTCCTGAGGGTACTGGCGCTCGCGGTTCATCAGCGCTAATGGCATGGCCTGAGGTTACGTTTGAGCTGAGCCGCACCAATCCAGACGATGTTGATTGCCGTCAGCGTACCCTGCGCAGCAATAGTCGATTTAGACAGACGCCAGTCGAGTTAGTCATTGAGCTTGGCGATGAGGGATATACGGTATGCGGATCGCTGCGAGACGCTGAGGCGCGCGGGATCCATACAGCGATCACGCACATGCTGTCAGTCGGTGAGCCGATGTCGCATTACGAGATCGCTACTGCCATGGGGCGAACCCGGCAGACAATTGAGAGCCACCTTGCGAGGATGGTCGATGCAGGCGTGCTGCGTCGAACGGGTACGGGTGCGAGAGGTGATATTCACCGTTACACGATAGCTGGAGTTTGACATGAAATTGGTTGCGCAAAGTGATGTACGTGAAGACTTGCCTGCGGGCGAGTATACAGCACGGCTTAAGGAGGTCAAGACATTACCTCCTAGCGAGTTACACCCAGACTGGGGCTCATCGCTCGCTTGGGAATATGAAGTGCTTGCAGGCCCAAAGGCAGGGCAGCGCGGCACAGCGTTCACACCCTGCGTGTTGAAATCGCAGAACGGTCTTGGTGTTCTGATGCGCTCGATGCTTGGGCGAGCGTTTGCGGCTGGCGAGGAGTTTGACGCTGATGCTCTGATTGGCAAGACGTTTAAGATATTTGTCGATTTCAATAAATCAGGATCACGCACACGAGTGATGCGAGCCATCCCGGTCGCAGATCCTGAACTGGTGAGCAATGTAACCTCAGCGCAGGCTCCACCATTTACTCCTGGGCCACGCACTGCGCCATTACCGACAAACGAGCTTGGACATAGTGCTCCTCGACGACCAGCGGTTGCGCCACCGGCTGCTCCAGTCGCCAAGGTGCCGGTCGTCACAGCAGCAGATTACAAACGCCAATCGTGCTTTGCGTTTGTGCAGATCGGCAATAACCCAGAGACTCAGGAGATGCAGGTCTCAGCGATCCGTCAGCTAGTGGTCTCGGGCACCTCGCCGAGCGACATTAACTGCTATATACCAGAGACAGCGTCATGGCTGACGCTCACGGCAGTGGACATGCCGTTCTGACCTTGTGCTTACGAGGACAGAGACTCACGGAGGAGTCTGATGCCGGACGTGGTCCACCTCGATCCGGCACGCACATCGATATGCCCCGAGGACTGGCAGCGTCTCAGCGCTGAGGCTTCCGGGGTGCGGTGAGTACCCAGTCACTCATCGCTCTCACGCGTACAGAAACACAGTGCCAACTGTGCCGGGTACTAGCCGAGCATCGAGGCTCGGGCGTGAGATGTTACGAGTTGTTTTTACTAAGGAGTTTTTGATGGAAACTAGAGACTTGTTTGCTACTCCATTTTACAAGTATCGCAATCCTCAAGTTGAACAGCTTTTGGTAAGCGAAGAATTTGAGTTTGAATTAAAAGAACTTCCAAAATCAATCTTGCATTCAATTGACATTGCCCAATTGCAAACAAGAGACGTGGAAGGTAAAGAAAATTTTGTTGATAAAGAGCGCGTAGAATTAATGGTTGAAACGCTGAAAAACGGCGACGTTTTGCCTGCCGTTATTTTATTCTTTGTAAATAATAAATACATAGCTCTTGATGGTCGCCATCGAATAGAGTCACATAAAATAGCTGGTAGCATTTCGTTTGTTGCGTATGTAATAGATAGAGTTGATGAGGCAAAAGTTTGGATAAATGGATTGCGTTTATCAAATTTGATAAATGAAATGAATGGTGAAAGGGCAGGAAAAGACAATCAAGAAAAAGCTAATAGGACTGTTACAGTTGAACTTTGCGCCGCACAAATGTTTAGTTTAATTTCTTCAGGCGAAAATAGAGAAAAAGTAATAGAGGAGATGCTTGCAGACCACAAAATTTTTGCTGGTGGAACTATAAGAGCAGTCAAAAATCTTTTGGCAAAGCATGAATTAAAACTTGGGTTGCTTGACGTAATATCTAACCCCGCAGCTGAAAAATTAGTAGATGGCATACATTTAAACGAAATGCAACTAGCGCAAAGTATTATGCAAAGATGCGAGCCTGCTAGTCGGCTAAAAATAGCTCAAACAATTAATGCAGTTAAAGAACATGGAATAGCCCACACAAAAGTTTTGGAAGTCTTAAAGAATAATCAAAACAATGCTCCTAGTATGATTACAGCGCGTCTGCAAGAAACAGCTGGTCTTGATCAGGACAATAAAAAAATGGCAGTTGCTGAAAGTGCGCATCAGGCCAAACAATTAGAACTAAGAAAAGCAATGGCTATTTTCTTTAAACATATTGGGTATAGAGTTCCATTTTTTGGCCAAGAAAAAAGCACAATACTTAAAGAGTTAAATAATGGTCTTAACATGATTCAAGTATATAAAAACCATTTGGAGAATATGTAAAATGTACCATTTTTGCAGAAAAATAATAAATGAGTACTTGATTAAACATGGGTATATTAGCTACTCAATTGCTACTCATTTAGTAAAATGCAACGTTCCAAAACAAATAATAAAAAAATCAGAGTATGGTAGACCATCGACGTTGTCTAGTAGAATTATGTGCGATCTAAAAAAGGTAAAAACAAATAGGGCCAGGAGAACGATTGAAAATGAAAGACCTGGGGTTTACGTCATTAGCATGCACAGTAGCAAAATCAGTAGCCATGAGCAGGGCGAAATGGATGTGTGAGCATGTAGATCGTCATGGCAATCGTTGTTGCTCTTGCCTCAATCTTGACGCGCATCATTTAACCTATGTGCGTTTTGGCAACGAGCTGCCCGAGGATCTAATGATTTTGTGTCGCTTTCATCATGTTGAGCTTCATGGGCATTGAACTATGGTTAACAAGCGCAAAAAAAGATTATGTGAATGTGGAGCACCAATGACTGCGGAAGACATTGAGTTTTGGGGCGAGTGCAAGAAATGCCAAACTAGTTTGCCTATATCCACGCAGCAAATACATGACGGCCATAATTCTGGAGCTGCTCATGATCGGCTGTATAACGGCGACGGTGCTAAGGGGGAATGGTAATGACAGACCCATGGATTGACCACAAGGACTCCTGCGCCAACTGTGGCGCTCAGCGAGTCATGATTGCCGATGGTCTTTGCCGCGCATGTTGGCGCGAGACCAACGGCGACGCTGAGATGGAGCGGGAAGATGTGTACTCGGATTGAGACTACATGAGCCAACGGTGACCATGGGCCTTGTAGCTTGTTGTTACAAGGCAATCCGCGGGCATGCTGCCGCTGAACTGTCATCCATGGTCACCGTTTTTGTTTGCTAGGATCGAATTATGCGTCCATTATGGCAGGTCATGGTCGAACATCGTGGCAAGCAATGGGCGATGATTAGCAATCTCACGGAGGAGGTTGCACGCGAGCTAAGTAGCCAGCTCAATCGCTCAGCCAAAGCAGGTGAGTCTATTTTGTTTTGGCCTGAACATCTATCGTCAACCTGGGCGATCGGTGGTGAGAATACTGAGGAGGAGGCATCATGCACTACGTGAGTTGTGACCCTTATGAGGTGGAGGCGGCGCTCGAGGTACTGCGCGTGGCTGAGGAGATACGACATGCGCTACGAGAGCATCGAGCTGCGGTCCATCACGCTCTTAGCTCTGATCTCGCTGATTTGATGGGGTATTAGCGATGGCGACACATCCTGATGATCAGATCCGCGTATCCGTCAAGGCGATACGACCATCGAGTACTGTGCCGCAGGAGGGTCGCCGGGGCATCGAGCGCATCGATGCGACTGAGGCCAAGGCTCTATTGCTGGCTCGTCAGCAATACCTCGAGGTGCGTGATCGCATGCAGGATAGCGGAGTCGTAGTATCGACGATGGACGCATCAGGTCGTGTACTGCAATTGCCTGAGGATGCGATCATCATGGATTGCTGCAATTGTCGCCGGGCAATGACTCGCAATAAAAAATCTCTGCCCTTGTGGGCGCGTGATCGTGTCGAGGAGTATGGCGGCAGCAAGGACGATGGCACTGGGCATCTCCGACCATACTGTAGAGAGTGTTATGACTGACGATCAGTTACGGCTTGTGTACGCAGCCGCGCGACGATTCCAGCCTGTAGACCTAGATCCTGAGGACTGGACACAATCGATGATCGCATGGATACTCGGACACATGGACTCATACGACCCTGCCCGTGGTGCGTTTAGCACATGGGTATACCAGATCGTTCGTCGTGAGCGCGCGCATCATGTCAAGCGGCAGGTTGAGCGTCGCAAAACGATGCGAGTGGGCACGATCGGCGATTATGATCTAGCTGCTCCATATGAGGACATCATCGGATCTGCTGAGGACTCAATGGTAGTCGCCACGGACGTGCGCAAGGCTTTACTATATTGCCTGCCACACGAGCGCTATGCAGTCCAGGCATGGCTGAGTGATCAGTCGTTTGCGTCTGCTGCTCAGGACTTAGGGCAGGTGCGGGCAGCAGTGTCACGCAACTGGCGCAACGCGGTTCAACGCCTGAGGCGTGTACTACGGAGGATGGGGTATGGATCCGATCAACCCGGCTCATTATGATCCGCGGGATGGCTCTGATGTCGATTGCGCTCGGGCGCAACTGGCAGGGCTTGGTGTTCTCGGATACCGAGCATATCTGGCGGGTAATGCGGCCAAGTATGTGTGGCGTCATACGCTCAAAAATGGCGTGCAAGATATCGACAAGGCCATCAAATGCCTCGAGATGCTGAGGGCGACATATGACCAGTGACGAGGCAGATTGGTTGCTAGAGGCGCAGCAGCGCATATTAAAACTCGAGCGCGAAATAAAGCGCATGAGAGATGCCATCAGGCAGAATTGTGTCGTCCGCGTGGGCGATCAGCTGATGGTGCAGGACTGGGTGAGAGGGGTGATCCGTGATTTTGATGTTACTTGCAGGGCTGATGATGGATCAGAGCGCTCAGCAGAGCGCTAGCGCAAGTGCTGCGCAGGGGCGCATGGCACACCGTGGCGGGTCGTATCGCTTTGAGGGCGTCGGCTTTAGCTCGAGCTCAGCAGCGCAGGCTCTTCGCAATTGCTGCTACTACGGCCAGCGGCCAATCGTCGAGCAGTCGGTGGTACGTGGTCGCAACGGCTGGTACGCATGCGTGAGGTATCGATGATGGATGAGAGATCACCACCGACACGATATGACGAGACGTTTGCATGGTGCGGCGCTGGCCTTCTGACGGCAGCGCTCGGCTGGACGCTGTATTGGTCGCTCTGGCTCTTGCGTGAGATCCTAGGCTGATCTGCGCAGGATTGTGAGCCCGTTATTGTGCGGATGATCTAGCACGATGCGCCAGTCGGGCGAGCTATCGACAAACTCCGTGAGCGCTAGGCGTAGACCACGCTTAGCGCTTATTTTGCCCCATCGTAGAGCTGAGCTCGATGCGTGAGGATATGCAGGCTCATCGACATAACCAAACGTGTACGTGTCATGTAGGATAATGTGCCCCAGATTTCTTACACGTGGCGAGTGGAGCTGTAGCTCTGCGCAGAGCTGGCTGTACGTGTGCCACGTGTCGATGAGCAGGCAATCTGTCTCCTCGATGTCTGCCTCGATCACATCGATCTGCCGAAACTCAAAATCGATATGCTCCTCAGCCGCGATACGGGCATGCTCGCTCATGTCGATTGGCAGGATGTCGTAGCACACCAATCGTTTTGGTCTCGCCGACAATAGAGCCCAGGTGGAGACGCCACCGCGCACGCCCATCTCGGTGACGTGCTGGTAGCCAGCAGCGTGCGAACGGATCGTCTCGAGATGCTCTGAGATGTCACTGGGTCGATTGAGCGCATCAAGAAATGCCTGATCTAGCGTGCGCATGGTAGATACTCCGTGTACTCGTACGGCCAGTGTGGCGTGAGCTCGACGATGCCGCGTGTCGTATTGTGCTGCCGCAGATGATTGGCAGCCATTTCGCTCACTATGTTGGTGCTCCAGCCGCTGGCGTGGTAGCCACCGCTGGTGCCCCATCTGTAAATATAGAAACGATCCTTGTCCTCGATCTCCTGCGTAATAGTACCGTATTTCTTGCGTAGCTCATCAAATAAAAGAACGTCTATTGATCCGCTATCTCTCACCTCGCTGTAGCTGCCAATTGACTCAAATACCTCACGACTCATCATCAGGTTGCAATGGTACAGATTGCGTGATGCCGTGATCTTGTGCGCGTCCTCCTCGAACCATGCACTAGCCGTGTGATAGATGCGATTATTGTCGAGGTGTTCGACGCTGTAGCTCAGACGCCACGGCAGGTAAATATCGTCGTCTTCCCAGATCGCTAATAGGTCGCCGGTTGCGAGCGATGCAGTCGCGTTGAACTTAGCGCCTAGCGGGCGGATCTGATCTGCCACATTGTAGATCTTGACCTGCGGGTGATCGTAGATCAGCGTCTGATCGCCGTAGTCGTTAAGGATTATCAGCTCTTTATCGCCCTGATAATCCTGCCGGAGAAACGACTCGATGGCATGCTCGAGCTGGCGAGGCCTGCCATACGTTGGGCACAAGCAAGAGATCTTTGGCAGCATAACTCACCCCTGAGGTCGTGATCGTACTCTCTCGAGCCATGACGCGGCATCGACTCTCACTAGCGGATTGTGGCTGCGCCAGTCTGAATAATGACCAAAAATGAAGTGACAGTCTTCGCAGAGTGTCATGAGATTGCCGGGTGATAACTCGAGCTCAGGATGCAGGTGATACGGCATCACATGGTGTACCTCGAGCGAGGTGACACGGTCGCAGGCTTCGCATTTCTGCTGCTGCTCGAGGTGCTTGCGCCTTACCGCTGACCATCTCGGAGATCGAGGAGTACCGCCGTAGACATCAGCAATGCCGGGCGATGTCAGCAGACGATCGAGCCAGCGAGCAAGGGCATTAAACATTGGCTGCCTCGAGCACATGGGTGCGGATCAGGTCAGTGCAGAATTCAGCAAGCATCCGCCAGCCATGCCCGTTTAGATACTCAGGGTCGGCCAGGATTGCATCACATGCCTCCTCAGCCCATACGCGTAGTAGTTTCGGATCTGGTATCGGCTGACCGGGGCGTACCTTGATGGCTTGGAGCGTGTGCGCCTTGACCAGCGCCTCGGTTAATACCGTGGTTGCGCTGGTCAGGCAGAGCTGAGACCAGCCCTCCTGCCCGCGTGCCAGTCGTCGTACTCGCTCGATGTGCTCGACCATATCAGCCTCCTATATGATCCATGAGATCTTACGTGTCGGGAATCCCTCGACGTTGCTAAAGATCCAGCAGTCGCCAGATTTGAGCATCGCCTCAATGGTGCTGCTCGAGGCATAGAATCCTTCGGGCCCAGGACTGCCCGGACCTACTGGGCCAGTGTGCGATGATGCGCCCCAACTGTTATCGATGCGCCCATACTCGCGACCAGTGATCGTGGCGTAACCGCAGAGACACATGCAGTGCTGCCACGTGCCAGCGGCCATGGCGATGCCGTTGGCGTCTCTGGTCATCGTAAAGCCCTGCGATGAGCACATCGCAATGCCGTAGCCGTTGGCTAGAGCTTTCTTCGCATCGACCCATGTGCGCACTCTCGTGACGGCTCGCACCGGGTGGATTTTCGCAATCTGCTCGAGCTCGAGCGGCACGCCCTTGGTGCCGTATTCACGACATCGAGACTCTGAGTATTCCCGCAGGTCGATGCCTAGATACTCCTCACGGCCAAGCACGCCCCAATCTCGCACCCATGCCGCAGCGTTTGCGCCGATCGCGCCATCACCGCGGATACTGCCACCGCCTACCTCGACGCGGGCACCACCGTAGATCGGCTCGGTGGCGAGCGGTATGTACTGCTCAGACTCGCCTGCCACGATCTCAGCACACATCGTGTACTCGATGGCACGGGCAGTACCAAACGCAACGCAGCTACCGACCTTGCCTTGATTGCGTGGCGGCAGCATGGCACCCGTAGCCTTGCGCGCTAGATCCCAGAGATAAACGTGATCGGGCAGATCCTCGATAGGAGTCGAGCCGATTGGCGTACTACTGATGTCTGCATCGACGCAAGTTGCGACAATGTCATCGACGGCCTGCTTGTCATCCACCCATCCTGGCACATATTGACTCGTCATCGGATTGTCTCCAGAGCTGACACGATGCGGGCTGATAATGTGATTGCTGCGTCGCGTAGCTCAGGCGTCAGGGCTCGATCGTCTGCGCCCATGACTGCGGTCCACTCGACCGCAATACGCTCTCTTACGGGCGATAGGGCAGCGTCAGCGATGCCAGACGTTTTACGAGCGGCGACCATGGCAGAGTAGAGCTGCTCGGTGGTCGTGATTGTCGGTGACCGTATCGTCGCAGGGGCTGCCCGATAGAGCGTCAGCAGGCGCGCCAGTGTCGCAGCCTTGTCTTTCTCCTGCGATCCACCGTAGATGCCAGCAAGGGCGTCAGCGAGCGTGTCAATCGGTGGCGGTACTGGTGGAGTCGAGCCCCCGATGATCACGGTCGTGATGACGGGCTCAGTCGGGATGTCGGCGACGCTGGTATATGCCAGCAGGCGATACCTGCCGGGTCGTGCGCTTGTGACCACGGTCGCTCGCTGATTGGCGAGAAGGCTAGACGGAAATACTTGTAGGCCAGCATCGAGCGCAACATACCGGACGACCTTACCTTCAGTCGAGGCAATGACTGTCACAAACTCAGCCACCTCGCCACGCACCTCAGCAGGTACGACAAGCTGGCCTATCACGAGCAGCGCTGCGAGCATCATTGTGGTGTGATCCCTGAGTTGCGGGGTTGAGGTCTGCACCCTAGTGTATCGATTTTTGCGGAGATGACAGTTGCCGTGTCGGCGAGGTCGTGCTGAGTAGACGAGATGTCCTTGATGCTGCCTCGCAATTCCTTCAGAAATTCCCGGTGATCATCTCTCACCGGGATAAGGATATTTTGAGCCAGCCACCACGCGGCAGCACTGACTCCGCAGAGCACAACATAGAGCAGCCAGACATGGGGTCCAAACGAACGGCTAACCTCATCCATGACCTAATCTCCTAGTCGTGAGTTTTGACGGCTGGCACATTGTCGTACCGACCGTCGAATATTTGCGGGTAGATCTCGAGCACCTGCATTTCAACCTCAAGCCGCTGAGCTTGAGGTAGCTTGCGTCCAAAATACTCTCTAAATTGGCTGATATTCCAGCCCATCTCGTATGCGCCGATGAGATAATTTCTGAGCTTGTCGTTGAGCGTCAGGCTGTAGGGAACGGCACCAAATCGCGGGAAACGATGGCACCATCCCAGCCATGGCTGATACAGCACCTTGCCGCCGTAGAGACGGACTTTGTCGTGAATGTAGACTTCCTCGCCAGCAAATCCGCGGAAGTGCTGCGAAAACTTTGGCCAGTCTGCCTTGCGCATAAACGACAGAGCGCTGCCATGGGCATGCACTTCACGAGTCTCGCTCACCGGGTAGCGACTATCGACTAGCCACGTGCCGAAAAAGTCACCGCGCAACTCCGGGCTCAGCTCGGTGGCGATGATATTGCCTGCCTCAGAGCGCAATGGGCCGACCCACATATCACGACCTACTGCATCAGCACGGGCAGCAGCTACGAGCGCCTCGACCGCTCCTGGCACAAGTAGGACATGACAATCGATGACGAGTACGTGAGAGCCCTGCGCATGCTCCCACACGGAGTTTTTTGCGTGCGCTGGACCCATGGCTTTGGGCGCATGGACGTATCTGGCCCGTGAATTAGCGCAGACGTGATGGATGTCGCCACGATTAGGCTCGGGGTGATCATCGACGACCAGCAGCTCCACGCCGTCGAGCTGGTGGTGCATGCGCAGAGAGGATAGGGTCCACCAGACGCCCTGCGGGTCGTCATAGGTCGCCATGCCAATCGTCAAGTCAATTCGCATCTTTGGCTCTCGGCTCGTAGTCATCGCATGTTATGCAGTTGCGATTGCTCTGATCCCGCGATGATATCCTACAGCGATCATGTCTACCACACACGTGCAGGATTGCCAATGTGCCACCGCAGCCGCACGATGGCTTGTCCTCGAGAGCTTGGCCCAAATGCTGGCATGGCGAGGACATGTGCAGCTTGATCTTGCGCAGCATCTCGAGCTGGTCAGGCGTTGGCCCTGTCGCTGGCGGAGTCGCACCCGTAGTCGTGACCGATGTCGCCACGGTCGCCGGATCTCCGCCCCAGAGCGCGCGATATCTTGGGTCGTGATCGTAGAGCCAGCAGAGGCGGCATCCGTCGCGTGGCGGTGTGTGGTTGCAGGGTTTCATTCGGTTATCCTGATAATGCCAGTATCATTTTGCATTAATAAATTATGATAAGTATCATTTAATCGGCCACTGGTAAAAATACATAATGCGCCAGTAAAATCAAAAGCCATATTCCATGGCTCATAACATGGTTGTGTTCCTATAAATGTAAAGCTTTTTAATCTGCCGGGATCATTTAATCCAATTGACGGACCATTAAATGAAATAATATCTCCAGACTCGTATGGATCATCAAAAAAAATGTCTGGTAATCTTCGAGTTGACAATAAAATATAGAGATAATAAATACAACGGTCTAAAGCTTGAGGGCCAGAGTTTAAGCTAAAATACCTAATATTTGCCCAGACTTTAGTAGATGTTGATGTTCCTGAACATCCGCTATTTGCATTGTTATATATGTTTCCATTACATGGGGTAATCCGTGAAAATGTTCCCGAATATGTGCCTACACCGGCCAGAAGCTGAACGACTAACGGCCCGCGATTTCGCCATTCACTTAAATAGTAAGTAGCTGGCGAGGTTACAGGATTAGATATACCGGGCAAAACAAAAGAATTACCAGGACCAGATTGCACATTAAACAATGTCAATGGAATTGAGAAACCGTCAGCGCATGGCCAAGCGTTTGAGCTTTCAAATGTTGCATATATTGTTTTATTAATTTTGTTGCCCGGACATAATGCACATGGGTAAGGATCATATTGATACATGCAACATTCTGGAGTACCGCAGCATTTTTTACACGTCAACCGCTTGCACGCTGGCGTCGCTATCTCACCATCCGTTGTGCCATTGCTACTCGGATATGAGCAAGAACACCCTGTCGAGCAGGTGCCGTTACCGCCAGAGACTTTGATCCATTTTGCTAAATCCGCGTACCAGCGCCATGTGCATGAGCCGGTGCAGGGTTGCTCGGTTGTGGTTGTTGTAGTGGTCGATGATGTCGTGGTGCCCGTGCTGGTCGTCGTTGTCGTGGTCGGCGGCGCAGTGCTGGTTGTGCTGGTTGTCGTGCTGGTTGTTGTCGTGCTGGTTGATGTGCTTGAGGTAGTCGATGTCGTAGTCGAGCTGGTCGTCGTAGATGATGAGCTCGACGATGTCGTGGTTGTGACTGGCGTACCAATGCATGTGAATGTTGCAACATAGCCGTTGTATGGACCTTCCTGCCCAGGAGCAGATGGACAAGTACAACCGGCTTCACAAGAACTTGTCCCGTATGGCTCCCAGCTACCGTTATCCTCGACCCAAATCCATGAGCATGTTCCCACGCATCCAGGAGGCGCGGTTGATGTAGTGCTTGTCGTGCTGCTGGTTGTCGAGCTGGTCGAACTGCTTGTGCTTGAAGACGAGACGCAATCCGACAGCTCCATCTGGCCGTCATATGTGCCTGAATAACTTGGCGCAGGTCCGCACATGCAGCCATCGCCGCACCAGTCACCGCTGCTGTATAGCTGCCATATGTAACCATTCCATCGCCAGACGCAGGAACCTGTACAAGGCATCACACACCCTCACGCATTGGAGGCGGCGTTCCGTGCGACGTGTAGACGACCTCGCCGAACCACGTGCCGTCATGATGTGGTGGCCAGCACGGCGGATAGATAGGCTCATGTCCCTGCGGAACCCACCGCATGCCGTCCCACATCCATGAGCAGTCGTTCTGTGGTGCCGTGGTTGTATGGATCACAATATCGTCCATCACGGACCTCCTGTGCTGGTCGTCGTGGTGGTGGTACTCGACGTGCTGGATGTGCTCGATGTTGGCGCTGCCGTAGTCGTTGTCGTGGTGGTGGTCGTTGTGCAGTAGTACGCTCCTGGCACACATATGGTCGTGTAATTGGGCGTGATTGTGCCATCGACGCAGGAGATGGATGAGACGTAGTCGTAGCTCAGGATTGCGCCACCACCACCAGACAAGATAATCATGTACACCGGATTGCCGTAGTTGTTAATGCCCGCGTATCGGCCTAGATATCTTTGCACTGACGGCACACCACCATTGATGTCCTTGATTTTGATATCGACATCGTCGGTCCACGTGTC